TTATACTAAGCATTTTATCTGCTTCTAGAATATCACTCTGCTGCTCGCTGTTTAGAAGCATGAGGTAATCAGTATTCATCTGTCTAGCCCACCTCTTTACCAGTGATGCAGGTATCGTTACAGAGCCGTCACTATTTACTATGGATTTTGAAAAGAGATAGCGCATCCACCTTGACCAAGCCTCGTGGGCATATTCTGCAAGTTTTTCTCTGAGCACAAATAATCTCCAAAGATTAAATCAATTAATAATCCACAAATAATTATAATAGCATACAAGTTAACTTGCGTGCTATTAATATATCGCCGTTAATATCAATGTACCACTAGTCCCCTAATCCAGTATACGCTTTTCTTTATGCTTTATCAAGCTCGTCAGTTAATAATTTAATATGAGTTTCTAACTCATAGACTTTATCTTCTAAAGCCTTAATTTTAGCGTCTTTAGCTTCCAGTTCGGTCATGTTAACAACTCAAATATTGTCATCGGAATAAGAAACGACATAAGCTTTTAGATCTGACATAATTACCTCTTGGCTTTACTGTATTTTATCAAATCTAAAACAGTTTTAACTGTAATGGTGGGATTATCTTAAGCCCCATCTAAGCTTTTTCTCTAGCAGTTCCAAAAACGTGATAATAGATCATGCTAAACTAATCCTGTAGCCCATACTCGCATTAATATAGATTCGATCCCCATTTTTCCTACGCACATCCAATGCGAATTATTGGAACCGTCAGGATCAACCCCTGTATTTGGATAAATTTGCCCTACAGGAATATTTAGGGTTGTTTTTAATAAATTAGAAACACTTCCTATGGCTTTGTTTGGGGCATCATTATCTCGAAGCCATAGGTCTGTGGTATTGGCTCCGGGGGTAGCGGTTTGACAAGAAATAGCATAGTTAGCAATTGGATCGGCGGTAACAGAAGTTGACGCCCACGGAACTCTTAATTCTTTGACTCCTGGTGCCTGAACTCCCAGGACTTCAGGGCGGCGACCACCATTCTTCCAGATATTCTGCCCATTCATCTGCTCCGTTCCTAAACTATAAAAGTAAGCATTTTCGACAAACCTAGACGGTGAATATAAAGGATTTTTTAAAAATCCTATGCTTGTAAATACACTAAACACATTAGGAAGTAACCCAGTTGAATTATAGTAACAATAAAAGATATTTAAAGAAGAATTGTTTAATACTGCGTAATAAACCAAAGTTGGGTTAGAGTTTAAATCAATACGTCTTGATCCGCCGTTTGGTATTTCATAGGCAATCATAGAATCAGAGCTTCCCGTTGCTCTACCGTTTATATAACTCTCTGTAAATCTGCGGTTACTACCTGGCCAGTACGGCGCAACGGTCGCAGGTGGAGTAAGAACTTCATTGGGATGAGGCAGTATAAGATGAAAACTATTCGTACCAGAACTTACTACGGCATAAGTGTCGCCAAAACAAGCATTAATCCAATTCACAAGAGTTGGTGCATTTAATGCTACTTGGGCATTGTCAAAGGGCAAATTATTGTCCCTATAACCAAAATAGTAATTACCAACGTTATCTTGATTAGTTAAATTAGTCATGGTGTTCTAGATTATTAGTTGTCCAGCCATAATAAGAATTACCGACGTTATCATTGTTAATTAAGGGTATTGTCATTGTTAATTAAGGGTAAGTTTATAAAGTGTAATTTTATAGAGATTAATCTTGTCCGTCAACGCTGAATTGAAAAGCATTAAATTCATTGATAATATTCCAACTAAATCCTTGATCATCACTAAAAAGGGAAGTATCACCAATCGACCAGCCAGCAACCCCTGTTTGGGCAGTAGAGTCAGTACGAAGCCATGAATATTCTTCACTGCCGCTTGAAACCCGAGCAACTAACCAGAAAGTAGTATTAGCGGCTAATGTTTGCGGAGTAGTAAGAGTAAAGATGTAATTGCTGATAAAGCTAATGGAACCAGGGTTAGTAAAACTGGTTATCAGATCACCGAGTGCTCCGGCGTTGTCCTTATATATCTCGACAATTAATTGGTCAGGTGGAGTAGCTGAAGTGATTTGTGCGAACCGAAGAGTGACCGAGTTAAGAGTATAACCATAACTGACACTGCCAGTTGTAAAACTTGAACGTACCCATTGATTAAATGATACTAAGCTTCCGGTACTTTCTGGAGTTGTTGGGGGCAAATTACTAACAAGATTTATCACCTGATATAAAAAGCCATATAATTCAATCTCCCCTAAGGCTTGCTGCCACCAAGTACTGCTACCGCCGCTAGTTCGCCGAAATCGAATATATCTACTGGGTGTGCCGCTTGCTTGCAGCTCCGGGCTGATTAAATCTTGTCCAGGAAAAGCCCCACTTGTAAAAGAGTGTATCGCCGTCCAGTTCAAGCCGTCGTTACTAGCCTCGACTATAGTTGGGGAGACAACCGGTAGCCCCTCGGTTCTAGCCCATGGACGGATTACAATTCGAGTTAAATCTACTTTTTTGCTTTGGAAATCTAATTGAAAAATTTGAGATGTGGGCGATATGTTGCTAGCGTGCCATGCAGTATTTAAATTTCTATCGGTTGCTTTATTCACCTCAAAATATTCTCCGCCAGATCCGTCTGGATTTACCCCCGAAGATGTGGCCACTACCAGAGTAGGAACGGGATTACTAAAAGTTGGAGAATTAATTGCAGTAGTTCCTAGATAGTAAATGATCCCATTTGTATCTCCGGGTGACTGATAATTACTAAGATTTATAAAATTAGTGGACAAAACAATATCCGAAACATAACTAGGAAGAATATTCCATCGAGAATTCTTGAATAGCAATGGAATTATAAATCCTTGTGGATTAATCTTAAACGAAGCTACGTTCACTTGTGAATTTAGTGTAATAGTCTCAGTGCCAAAAACAAGGCAAGGATTCTCTAAAACTAAAAAATAGATTATAGTATTTTCTTGTGGAGTGCTTGGTAGAGCTACCGAAAAATTATTAGCCACAACTAAATCATTAGCCACAACAGGAAAATTGTTTGCCGTAGGACTAACTATATTTAATCCACCGCTTCCCCCACCACCAGTTGGTAAATTCTTGATGGCAGAAGCATCTAATCGATTACTACCAGTCAAGGTAGTAAGAGAATCCCTGACTTGAGTAGCCGATAAAACAGGTAAATTAGTTAGTTGACTTCCATCTACTGCGGGTAATTTAGCGGTATTGTCTAGTTGAACTAGATTGTTAGCCCCGACTCCAATAGGTATTTCAGTGATAGTTCCACTGCCATTGGTGGGTTTACCTAATGCAATATTCCCGCTATTTGTCTGTTGTAATTTGGAATAAGTGACAGATTGATTGTCGATAGTCCAAGTCGCACCAGAGCTAGAAACAGTAATATTACCCTTATCACCATCTGTAACCCCACCTTCCTGATTTATGGCGTAAGCCACGCTTCCAGTAGCATCGGCGACATAGATATTAATACCACTCCCTACCCTGACAAAATAAACGGCATTGGGAGTTAGAGTAGAAGGTAAGCCTCCTATTACTTTTTCAGGGTGAAAAACTACCATGCGATTGTTCCCTCCCAGCCAATTTTGGGCAAGGCATTATTATAGGTAAAAAGTGCATCAACATTTTCTCCTATTTTATTAAGTTGGGTCAAGTTGCCATTGTGAGTGTGACTATTAGATACTGCCGTATCAATAGCACTAGGAGAGCTAGTGGGCTTCCCTTGAATATTTGTCCACTGGAGAATTAGATCGAGTGATTCCGCTTCACTTATTTTAATCCAAGAAGTTGTGGAAACCCGGTAGAGATAAGTGGCTGCGCCGCTTGCCACAGTGGAATCTCCGGTTGCGTCTAAGACTAGAACCTGAGTATTCTTAGTAGGAGATAAGGCATTTCTAGCTGCTATATTAGCTACAATCGGCATTTCGCCAGCTAATCCAGAAATTGAAGCATCGATTAATGTCTGAATATCTACATCTGTCAATAGTCGCTTTAGAGCAGTCCCAGCGCTATTGGAGACATATATTTCGATATAGTTCGGTTTGCCCTGAGGCGCAACAAAAAATACAGCGTTACCCTCGCAGGGTAGCGATGGGACTGCAGTTAATTTAGAGGGCTTAAAAGTTGTACTCATATTTTTACCAGTCTGTAACAATCCATTGTTGTTTTAGGCTATCGAGCCAGTCTTGTTCGGTTCCAACAAAACTGTTGCTCAGGGCTACTTGATAAGCGGATAGCCCAATAGGACCCTGTAGTTGCCCGCCATTAATCCACGCTATACCCGACCAAGTGTAAAGAATACCTTGAATTAGGTAACCATGTCCTATAGAGGGGTTAGTAGGCAGATCGCCTATAGAATTAAGATTACCTTTAATTAATAGAGGCGGGCCAGGCGGGCCAGGAAATCCAGGAGGAACATCTTTAAGCACTAATGCACTTAGACGCTGTTCTCCTTGAAGACTACCTATCTTGTCACGTATACCAATAGCACTAGCAGCCTCTGATAGATTACCTCCATCTACAGCGATGAGGTCGCTGGGCGTATCCATTATTACTATAGTAATTGGTGGGCTCATAAGAGACATCGTTGATTGTAATTTACACATACAGGATTAGGCAGGTATTAGGCAGGCATGCACTAACTAAAACTATGCGTGGCTAGTTTTATAACAAAGGCTATTCACACAAAACACGGCCATAATATGACTGACGTTTTAGATTACACCACTATCTATGTTTCAGAACTAGTTATGGTTCCTGCGGGAGGTTTAGCTCGCGGCATCCACGACACACTCTACAGCGTGATGGCTTTAGTTGATTTGTCTCTAGAGTTGCCGACGGCGAAAGAGATATACGATGCTTACAAACACAATAACGCCCATTTCAGCGTAGAGGCTATAAAAGGTAGCTATCACTTTTACAGCATTTGGTAACAAGCAATTAAGTCAAAACGAGAAATTATTCCCGTTTTATGTTAACACTAGCATTAACGAAGATTATGAATATATACAAAAGATTGGGCGCAAAAACGGTATCTTTGGCTAATATGTGGAACGCAAAACCTCCGTTTATCGGGGAAGACGGTAATCCCTGTGAAGAAACTGTAAAATGGGCATTAAACAAACAAGGTTTTGTCGATACAGATAATATTAAGTTTGATTCTTGCTGTTGGCTAAAAGATAATAGCGCTGTCGTTCCTGCTACGGCTACTAGAAATGAAGAAACGATCAGATTGCAACCTAGTCTTAGCGGTATCTTAGGGGAGTTTTATGCTGAATGTTGCCGGGTCGATAGTCAAGAAATTATTATCGGACCATATCAACCACATCAAATAGAAAAAGCTTTTGATGACTGCATAGAAAAAGCGCAAGATGTACTTGAGTACATTAAA